TACCGGATTGAGGATGCGTGCCGAACTCTTGGAAGAAACAATGCTTAAATGAGTGTCCGATACGATGTCGCACACGCTCATTCCATTTTCGAATGAACCAAGAAGGATCTCGAAGTGCCTGATCATAATATTTCGGAGAAATGGTAATGGTAATAAAAATGGCCTGCCGAGACTCAACCTTACAACGGGCTAATTCTCGTTCTATACGGACAAACCAGTCGTTTCGAAGACGACGCATACAATCCTCACACTTTCCACAAGGAACCATAAGCCATTGACGAGATACATCCCACGGACGAAGGGCTAAGGACGACTTATGGTCATCATCAACATTAAAACCGCGGCGAGGACGGCTCTTGTCAAAATAACGACGGTTACGAACCCATATAGGGTACTTGCAAGCCATAATTCAGAAAATCGTTTGCAATACGTCTATCTTATAATGCGGATTATCCCGGCGCAAACGAACGGCATATTCCTGAGCGTCATTGTGCTCCAAGAAATGCGCCAAAATAATCCTTTTACGACCAAGGTAGTAACCGACAGAGAAACGGAAAGGTCTATCGGCTACTACCGGAGATCTGAAAGGGCAGTAAAAAGAGTCCATTAGAGAACCTTACCACCGACAGGGCGAGTGACTACCCGCGTGCCGTTACCGCGGCTCTTCTTCTTCTTTCGTGCCATCGTCATTGAGTTTGAAGATGAATAAATTAGGGAGCAACTCCAATCCTATAAAGCGGTCAGACTTGCAAACACTGGCCACAAAGGGACCAGAATTTCCTTGAGTGAGTACAACCTTGCCACCCAGAATGGTGGTGAACTGGCAGAGGTCTTTAGCAGCAGGAACCAAGTCGTGAAGAACCTGTGCGGGGCAAGCATCAGGGACAAAACATCCCTGCTTCTCATCGATAACACCCGTCGAAACATCGAGGGCGGGAATCTGGGGCGCAACAATGCGCAAAACAATCTGTTTCATAGCTTATAAACAAAATTCGTGTAAAACAATATTCCACTCTTCATCAATCTTCATCCAAAAATCATCGCCTTCGGAAGTATCATCAAAAACAAAGGCATTAAGCACCCAAAGTTCAGGAGGATCAAAAAAAAGGAAATGGCCAACGGTACAACCGTGGTGGGAGCGAACATACTCCGAATAACTATCGAGACAGGAGCGGTCTCGAAGGAAAAACATGAACTGAATACCCAATTCGAAGATGATTCGTTCACGCTGAGAATTCTGATTCTTTTTCATAACAAAAGCGGTTTAATATCGTACTACAAAAGTAAAAGACAAAACCGCAATTGTAAAAGTCAAAACCGAAACAAAATTGTCACTTTCGGGAACGACCGCGTAAATCTTTACGACGAACCATAGTACCACCGAGAAACTCACCATTCCGATCGTAATGCTCCGTAGAAGTCTCAGACATGTGAACGGGGCCTCCGGCAGCACGAGTCATAGCAGATCCAGCAGCAGCACCAACAGCACCGGAGAAGTAGCGAAGCATATCATAGCCAAGACGATTCTTCTCATTACGAACAGACCAACGAGACTCAGCCTTCAAAAGGTCAGCGGACGAAAGGTCCAAAGAACGAAGCTCCATGGCAATCTGCTTGCCAGTATAACGCTCGGTTTTAATCACCTTGCCTTTCTCATCATAACGAGGAACATCTACTTCGACATTCCAGTTAACATCAAACCAGTTCTGAGCATCAGCAAGACGAACGCCAGCAAGAGCGGTATTAGCCTTAAGCTCACCACCAGAAGCCATAGATTCGTAAGCACGAGCAGCATCGAGAGCGATCTGAGCATCGAGAACGCGATCCATATACTCGACATTATACTTACGAAGATTCTCGTATTCCTCACGATGCTTCGAATATTGAGCGATAAGGTCCTGAAACTTATAAGTTGCAGAAACATCAGCATATTCAGCGTCGGCCTGATAAATATCAGCAAGAGCACGATTCATGTCCGCGACAGCCTTGGCATTATTAACGCCTGCATTCTGAATGGCAACATTAAGGTCAGCAATAGTCTTATAATACTCAGGAGCCTGCATCTTGGAGCGAATATCATCGGCCTCAGCACGGTCGCGTTCAGCGGCAGCGCGGTCACGTTCAGAAGCGGCAGAAGCCTGCATCAACGAAGAGGCACCACCGGCAGCAGCGGAACCAAGGCCGGCTATAGGGCTAGAGAAATCCATAGGACCAGCAGAGGGACCAGAAGCACCGCCAGCAGAAGCTCCTCCGGCGGACATAGTAGCATTAACTCCAACACCAGAAGCGCCCAAGACACCAGCAGGAGTAACGCCAGCCTTACGATAACGCTCAAAAATCGCCGAAGGATCATTATAAGCATTCTCATAATCGAACTGTTTCTGCCAGTTGTTATAATTAAGCTCAGACTGCTTCTGGAGCTGTTCGAGAGCATATTGCTGTTGAAGGGCCATCTGCTTTTGTTGATACTTCCACTGACGCTTAAGACCGGGCTTGAAAATACCACCAGCAGCATTGCCAAGGATAGAAGTACCAGCACCAATAAGAGCGCCAGTTGTAACGGGGTCCATAATTAGGGGCGTTTAAAATTACCAACCTGTTCGTAGGTTATTGTAGTCTTCGTAGTATCTCCGGATTTAACAGAAGAGGCCGACTGGACAACGTAATGACGTGTAGTACATCCGCTGATGAAGAATGCCGCTAAAGCGGCCACAATGGCGGAAATGAGCGTCCAGAACTTTTTGGAAGTAATAATCTGCTTAAAAGTCATAATAAACAAAATTTAGGACAAATAAGAAACGATAAGAAAATGCGCGAACACTTTGAGACGCGTTGATTACTTAAGTAACTATGCAACAGGAGATTCACCAACTCTCTCCAGTGGTCCCGCGCACGTAGCATATATTGTCTAGTAAAGAGACAACTATTTTCTTTCAGAGATGCCGAGACGTCCACGGGACACCCGTGAACCCGGGGTATTTTACGAGAAGGATATGGCCACAGGGGCCACATCCTTCAACAGCGGCCGGACAGAGCAAGGTCATTTACCTTCGCCTGCGGCTTCGGTGGTTGCAGGCTCCGCCTGCTTGCTCTTGGCCGACAACGTAGAATCAATTAACTCCTGACCGACTTCGAGACCGTCGAACTTGTCCATGCGGCTATACGAGTTCGGGTCAAAGTCAATATCGGGGTTGAAGCGTTCACGCTTATCCCAGTCCGACTGCTCGGCAGGGACATCGGGTCGACCAGGAAGAACTTCCACGGAACCGGAACCATCCAAAACGGACTGAATACGTTCACCACGGGAAATATACTGAGGAGGGTCCTCAAGTAACCAATTAAGCGCCATGATAGAAAATTTAACGATTAGACAAACGAGTAGCGAAAGTTTTATTAACGAGGTTCTTCTTCCTTACAGCATAAGACATATTCACAAAGAAATTATCCTCAAGATTCGACTGAAACGGGCTATTCACTTGACTCATATCAACAAACAAAGCCGGAATATAGGAGTAAGAGTACCCAGCAATACCATTCTTGGAATAGACCAAAGGGTCACGCTGCTGAACCCAGTACGAATAAAGAGGCTTCGAGGACGTAGAACCAGCAAAAACCGATATCTGTCCAAGAACCTCATCATAAGACGAACGGAATTCATTGAAACAAGGTTCCGAAGAGACAGCCGAAGACGGGTCAAGGCCAAAATTAACACCAGAAACATCCTGGTAGCCAATATCATTGTAAATAGGATTGAAATAATCCGAACCCCGATAATTGAGATAATCAGGACGAATACCTGACCAGTAATAAACCGGGCGGATCGACAGCATATCGATCAGGTAACCGGGCTCGTCGAAATAGTACGACTGCGAACGACCAAGACGATCATTAAAGGCAATGGCACCGCCTTGCTGACCAAGAGGCTGAGAGGACGAACCGCCAGTACCAACAAAGTTGTTATCTCCGGACTGATTCATAACTACCTGCACATTGACGGTCTGAGAAGCCGAAAAGAGCAATTTCGGGCGATCGACATGGGCGATCTTCGAAGCGAAGAACGTTTCGAGCCAGTCCGAGTAGCGGGAACCGCCAGCACCAAGTAAATCCTTATACTCCTGTAACCGCGATGCAATAGCCAGTTGGGGAATGGTTGTAACACCTGTCATCGAAACAGAGTCCGAAACACCATTAGGAATCAAACGACTGAAACGATCCGGATTCGACGGAACAACGGCCATCGGGTGAGAAACGGAAAAGAATTGATAAACGCCAACAGAAATCGAACCAGAAGTCGAGAGATAAGAATCTGGGCCATTCTGAACAAAATTAGAAACAGGAATAGGGGCTACAGGGTAGCCATCAGATTCGGCCGAATCTGCTGAATCAAAGTCACTACGAATAATCTGAAAGAAAAGGTCCGAACGATTATATGAATTATTCGAAGTAGTAACAGCCGACGGGTAGAAACGACTCTCGTAATAAGCATCCAAGAATTCGAGATTGCCGTATTGCTGCTTAAATATCTTAGCGACCGAGGAACCAACATAGGAAACAGAATAGACATTCTCAGTAGCGGATGACCAATAAAGAGACCAATTTGCAGGCCAAGCAAAAGAATAAACTCCCCACTGAGAATACGAATAGTAATTTCGGACAATGTCCCAGTACGCCAGATAGGTGTCAGCGTTGAACCAAGACGAAGGGGATAAAGATGAGGGAATATCATTAACAGCCCCAGAGGTATTCGTAAGAGATGAGACGCGTTTGCCACAAATAGCTCGAAGCCAAAACATCAAAGAATTAGATGCAACAGTGGTCAAAACACCAACACCAGCGCTAGAAGGACTAATAACAGGTGCCCAATTCAAAGACAGTTTGTTCATGTCGAACTTGCTGCTGTTAGTTCTCATCTCAGGGTGGTACAACTGGAGCGGCACCCAAAAACGGTGAAGCCGTACCGTGTACGGGTTGAACGTCGGCACAGCGAGGGGGTTGGAACGCACATCAATACCCTGTTCGATAGTCACCCGGTCGCGGGCGTTAATAAAATCAATGCGAACAGGATACAAAATACCAGGAGTACAAGTGAATGCCTTGGACTCCGGGACGTCATAACGAGAATAACCGTTGACGACGTGAGAGATAAAAGGTTGTTTTCCCATAAGTAAAAAGATTATGTTAAACTAAAGCCATACTGATCATACCAAAACCGGACGATATCCCGATCTAACCAAACAGGAACCTGGATATCGGGAATATCGCCAGCGGCAGTGAACTCACGGAATTTCTTCAATTCCCACGAATATGTCTCTCGAGAGGATAGGGAGGAAGCGGGAAGCGCCATTTTAACACAGCGATCAACAATACGCTTAACCAAAGCAGAACTGCTAAAGCGTGCATAGGCATCAGAAGAGCGAACTGCACGCATCTGCTCGTCCTTCTGTTGCAGATACCGATTATAGTAACGAGGAATCGCATAGTTATACGTGATACCGCGGCCAAAATCGGTATAAGCCCAACTCGTAACAGAAAAAGAAGGAGCAGGACGACGGCCAAGGTAATCACCAACGCCAGCAGATACGAATTTTCTCGTATAACGCTTATGTTGGAGGAGACGAGATAATAAAGTAGATTTTCCATCTATAGTAACAGTTTTTCCGTCGAGTTGAGCGGGATCGTACGAAATATGCTTGACGACGTATTTGACGCAGTATCGAGCACGTTTATGTGTAGCTTTCGCGAGCCATACATAACCAAGGTCAGAAACAGCGGACCGGATTGTATTGTACAGCACATCTGTTCCGAAAAGGAATCCGTGGAAATGCAAACGTGGTTCCATACCGGATTGAGGATGCGTGCCGAACTCTTGGAAGAAACAATGCTTAAATGAGTGTCCGATACGATGTCGCACACGCTCATTCCATTTTCGAATGAACCAAGAAGGATCTCGAA